CGGGCTCTACACCGTCAACGAATGGCGCGCCGCCGAAAACAAGCCACCCGTCGAAGGCGGCGACACTCCTTTGGTTTCGGCCAACCTCCGAGACCTTTCGACAACCCCCGAAATGCTGAACGATGGAAAAGACACCCACACCCAAAAAGAGCCCCGAAACGCTGCGACGTGAATGCGTGGTGCGCGAAGGGGTGCACCTCCGAGAAGCCCCCGAGGGGCAAGAGAGCCGAACGATTGAAGGCTACGCCATTTTGTTCAATACGCCCTCCGCGGTGCTGTGGAGCGAAGACGACGGAAAGATTGAGGCGCGCGAAATCATCGCCCCCGAAGCCGTAACCCGCGAACTGCTCGATGCGTCGGATATTAAGTTCACGTTGTTCCACGACCGGCAACTCATTTTGGCGCGTTCCAAGGAAGGGCAGGGCACGTTGTCTTACGACATCGACACGCGCGGCGTGAAGTTCTCTTTTGAAGCGCCCCACACGGCCGACGGCGACAAGGCGGTCGAACTCGTGCGCCGCGGTGATTTGGCCGGGTGTAGCTTCGCCTTTTCTACCTACTACTGGAAGAGTGACTACGTCGACCGCAACGTGGAAACCGAAGCGACGGGGAAACAGTTGATCACCTACACTGTTCGCCAAATTGTGGGGGTCTACGACATGACCCTCGCTGCCGACCCCGCCTATCCCGATACGAGCGTATCACTGCGCGAGCAGTTTGAGCCGGCGCCCGCACCGCCCGTGGACGACACCGCGGAGCAGGAACGAGAACGACAGCTCGAAGAGATGGCACAAGTACTGAAAAAGCACAAATACTAAACTCAATATACTATGACGTCAAAAAGAACTATCACCGCCCGCGGCATTGAGTTGCGCGAGCGCCGCCGTGATCTCTCCTCGAAGATTGAGGAGATGGCAAACAAACTCCGCGAAGAACAACGCACCCGCAACGAAGCAGAAGAAAACGAGTACAATGAACTCGTGCGCGAATTGCAACTGGTGGATATGGAGTCGCGTACTTTGGCACAAGCTTACGAGCCGACCCGCGAAGAACGCTCCGTGAAATTGACGGAGATCGCCCGCGAAAACGTGGAGAATCTAGTCACAACTAAATTCGTGTTGCAACGCGATGCCACGATGTCGACTGATGCTGCCAAGGGCGGACTGGTTCCGCTTATGGTGCAGGACATCGTGAAGCCGCTACGTGAAGCCCTTATTTTCGATAAGGTGGGCATCGACATCAAAACCGGTTTGCATGGCGAGTTCATTTGGCCAATTCACGGAAAGCTCGAGGCACACATCGCCGGCGAAGCTGTGGAACTCGCTACGCAAAAAATCGATTTCAACAAGCTCTCCGCAAGCCCCGAGCGCATCGGCTCTTCCACCTCGGCAACGCGTGAAGCCATTTCGCAATCTGAGAGCACCATCGAGTCCGTCATTTACGAAGAGTTGCCGGCTGCCGTTGCTGATTTGATAAATAAAATTATGTTCAGCACGACAAAGGTGGCAAACTCGCAAAAGCTGGTCGGCCCGTTTGTCGGTTTGAAAGCGAAGGCAAAAGAAATCGGTCCTACACTTGATTTTATTTCGTTCAATGTGGTGAAAGCCGATGTGCTCGCTTCCGGTGTCGAAGGCAAGCACATGGCATGGGTTATGACCCACGCGATGAAGGCCATCTTGGAAGGAACACCGAAAGCTCCCAACTCGCAAAGTATGATTTGCGAGAATGATATGATTGCAGGCGTACCTGTGTTCTGCACGGAAGTTATCGAGCAGAATTATATCGGCCTTGGCGATTGGGGCTATCAGCCGCTGGGTTTCTTCGACGAGATGACCATCATCATGGATCCCTACACCGATTCTAAAAAGAACCAAGTGAATTTCGTCATCAACGCCCACGCGGCCACCGTGACCCTCCGCGAAGAAGCGTTCAAGCTCGTCAAGGTCAAGAACGCATAATCCTTTCTTTTTCTGTTTCCCATGCTTACCGATTTCGACCTATTTCGCAAACACTGTCGCGCCGATGATTTCGACGACGAGACGGAGTACCTCCGCTTTCTTCTCGAAGCAGCGGAGGAGGCTATCGTCAATGCGACGAACCGCAGCGCGGCGGAGCTTGTCGAAATGGGCGGCGGTGAGTTTCCGCGCTCGCTGCGCATCGCAGTTTATTCGTTGGGCGCGCATTGGTACAACCAACGAGAAGGGGTGGCCGCCGTGCAAATGCACGAAGTGCCCGCGACGTTCAACGCTTGTGTCAAACCATTTCAACGCCTATGCAAGCCGGAAGAATGAGAACGCGGCTCGAACTCCTGCGACCGGTGCGCACCGCCGACGGTTACGGCGCAGAGAGTGTACACTACGAGCCGACCCGCGTGGCTTATGCCGAGCAAGTGCGCCACACCGCACGCCTACACAACGAGGCGGGCGAGCATTTCCCCGACCATTCCACCGAATACAACGTGCGCGATGGGCACGAGGTGGGCGAAAATTGGCGAGTGCGCGAACTGCATGGCTTGCTCTACACCGTTACGGCGATCATCCCCAACAAGGCGCGCGGTTTTGTCACGCTGATTTGTGAACGAGTAAACGAATAACGACATGGAAGCGACAATGAACACCGACGGCCTGCGCGCCCTTTGGCACATGCTTTCCGAACGAGAACGCAAAAAGGCGCTCATCGGCGCAGCGCGTGCCACCGGCGCCGTTGCGCTTCGCGCCCCCCCGCCGGGCTTCGCCGTTTCCGGCCAGCCTTCGTTCCACGTTTCAGGGTCATCGTTCACCTCGTCTCCGTGCGCGCTGTAGGACGCTTCCAGGTCGTCCATGTTGTCGGCGGGAGCGTCGCTGTTGAGGGGAAGCTCAGCGGTGGGTTCCGGGAGAGGCCCGGCTTCTGCTGCGTACCGCTGGATGCCCTCGAGGACGATGGGCATGTCGGCCATGGTCAGCGCGTCCACGTTCTCCACCTCTGCCTTCTCAGTGTTTCCGAAAACGTAGGTGAGGATGATGGGCAGTTCATCCTCGGAGACACCCTGCTCCTTCATGGTGCGCTGGATCATGCTCATGGGGGTGGATGTGTCTTGCGACTTCTGGGAGCCGAGTGGCGGGTACTGCTTGGGGCGCTGAGACTCGTCGTAGAGGCCGTAGGACTCCTGTGCGGGCGTGAGGGCCTGCTGGGGTTGGTGCGCCGGTTCTGGACGCTGCTGGGGGGCTTCCTGGGGCTGCGCGGGCATGTGCTGGGTGTATCCCTGCTGCGCCTGCGGACGAGGCTGCTGCGCGCCCTGCTGGGGTCGGGCGGGGGCCTGCTGCTGTGGTGTGGGCTGCTGCTGTGCGGGTGCCTGCTGGCCGGAACGGATACCCGACTTCTTCGCCTGGCGCAGGAGCACGTCAAGCACCTGCTCAGCCTCACGCAAGTTCATGGTGTCGTATCCCCTTCCGGGGCGGACATTGCGGCGCACGATCTCAGCGAACGCACCCTCACTCAGGTTCAGCTTGTCGCGGCCCTTCTGGATGCGCTCGCGCACCTCGTCGATCTTGTCCTTGTCGCGCTCGTACTCGATCACGCCGATGCGGGCGTTGACATCCTCCAGCTCTCGCGGAGTCATGAGAGCGACGGGGATGCCGGGGAGGGTCACGCCGTTGAGGACTTCGGCGATCTTCTCGTTCGACAGGTTCAGTCGGGTCATGTCGTGCTTCACTTGCTCACGCATGTCCAGGACGCGCGAGGCTGATTCCTGCGTCTGGAACTCTTCGGGCACGTAGCTGAACCCAAGGAGGACTTCGGAGGCTGCGTGACGGCACACCTCGCTCATGGCGCGGGCGGTGAGCATGGCCTTCGGGTACTGCATCCACGTGGGGGTCGATTCCCACAGGCCAGCGACGCGGGCCTTCTCCTCGTCCCAGACGGCGACGTGCTCGAAATGGGGGTCGTCCTTACGGATGAGGGTGGCGGTGGCCGTGTTGGTCTCCTGGTCCCACTGTTCGCGGAGCGTGTGGCCTGCGTTGCGGACCAGAGCGGACATGAGCTGCGCCGTCATGGCGGGCTTCCCGCCCTTCTCTCCCCTCAACCACAGGCCCCGCACGGCCGCGA